TTGAAGAAAATGTTGCTAATATGAAAAGTGATCTTGATGAAATAAAAAGTTTACTAAGGAGTTTGTTAAATGAATCCAGATAGTATAGAACTTGAAAATTTAAGCAAAAGTTTTGAATACTTTAAAGTTGCTTCAGAAATAGATAGTATATCTAATATTGAAGATGCAAAAAATATTGCTAAATGTTATTATAAGTTATATTTAAAGCAACAAGAGGTTGTATCTCAACTTTTAATATCTAAATCATAAATATTTTAAAAGAGAAGATAAATGTCGCAACCATCTACTAGACAAGAACTAATAGATTATTGTAAAAGAAAACTGGGGGCACCAGTTTTAGAAATTAATGTTGCGGATGAGCAAATTGATGATCTAGTAGATGACGCCATTCAGTTTTTTCAAGAAAGACATTTTGATGGTGTATATCCTACATTTTATAAGTACAAGATAAATCAAAATGATATTAATAGGGGCCGAGCAAGAGGTGGAACCGGACCTGCAGTAGGAATAGCATCAACAAGTGTTACAACAACTATAGTTGGGGTAACAACGACTTTTACATATGAAGAAAATAGTAATTATCTCCAAATTCCACCATCAGTATTAGGTGTAAATAAAATATTTCTTTTTGATAGTGCTAACACTATTACCCATAATATGTTTAGCGTAAAGTATCAATTATTTTTAAATGATATTTACTATTGGGGTAGCACAGAACTATTATCTTATGCAATGGTAAAAACTTACCTTGAAGATTTAGATTTTCTTCTCAATACACAAAAACAAATTAGATTTAACAAAAGACAAGATAGATTATATTTAGATATTGATTGGTCAACTGTAACTAATAATCAATACATTGTCATTGATTGCTATTCAGTTTTAGATCCAAATGATTACAGTAGAGTTTGGAATGATTCTTTTGTGAAACCATATTTAACATCATTAATCAAGAGACAGTGGGGACAAAATATGATGAAATTTACTGGAGTCAAACTTCCAGGTGGAGTTGAATTAAATGGCAGACAAATGTACGATGACGCTCAAAGAGAAATTGACATTTTAATGGAAAAAATGTCTAACACTTATGAACTTCCACCATTAGATATGATAGGATAAGATATGCTCAATCCATTTTTTCTTCAAGGATCTAGAACAGAGCAAGATCTTATCCAAGATCTAATAAATGAACAATTAAGGATGTATGGTGTTGAAATTTATTATTTACCAAGAGCATATATCACAGAAAAAACAATAATAAAGGAAGTTATAGAATCAAAATTTCAAAATGCTTTTCCTTTAGAGGCATATCTTAATAGCTATGAAGGGTATAGTGGCGCAGGAACTATACTATCAAAATTTGGAATTCAAGAATTAGATGATTTAAATTTGATTATTTCTAAAGAGAGATTTGAGAATTACATATCTCCTCTCATAAAAAATATGACAGATGTAAAATTATCAACCAGACCAAAAGAAGGAGATTTGATTTATTTTCCGTTAGGGGATAGATTATTCGAAATTAAATATGTTGAACATGAACAACCATTCTATCAACTTCAAAAAAATTATGTATACGAATTAAGATGTGAATTGTTTAGATATGAAGATGAAGTTGTTGATACTACTATAGAACAAATAGACGATAATATACAAGATCAAGGATACATTCAAACACTAACTTTGGTTGGATCTGCATCAACTGCAACAGCAGCTGCTACTATAGTAAATGGTGGAATTAGATTTGTAAGAATTACAAATAGAGGTAATGGTTATACATCCGTACCAAAAGTTGCAATATCATCAGCGCCATCAGGAGGAACTACGGCAGTTGGTATTGCAACAATGATTGGTGGATTAATAGATTGTAATGGAACTAGTTCCTTAAAAGTTCAAGGAGTTCAACTTAGCAATTCTGGAGCTGGTTACACAGTGGCACCAAGTGTTGTGTTTGTCGGAGGTGGCGGTGCGGGAGCAGCAGCAACAGCAGTCATTGGTAATGGTATAGTTGGAGTAGTTACAGTAACAAGTGGTGGGTCTGGATACACTACTTCACCATCAGTCACCTTTAGTGGTCCTGGTATAGGAACAACTGCCAAAGGTTATGCAGTAATAAACTCAAGTGGATCAATAACTCAGATAAGACTCATAGATGCTGGAATAGGTTATACATCAAATCCAACAATAACTATCGAATCTTCACCAACTTCCGGAATCGGAACTTATATTTTTAATGAATTGGTAACTGGATCTATTACTAATACAACAGCAAAAGTAAATTCTTGGAACGCAGTCACTAAAGAATTAAAAGTACATAAAATATCTGGAACCTTCAAAACAGGAGAAAGAATAGTTGGCGCAAAAAGTGGAGCTTCTTATCAATTAAGAATTGAAGATTCTTATAATAAAACAGATCCATATGCTCAAAATGAAGAGATAGAAGGTGAATCTGATTTAATAATAGACTTTACTGAAAGTAATCCATTCGGAAATCCATAAATAATTAAATTCATATCTAAATTGAATTTACCAAATAGATTTTTTTAAAATGTTTGAGTATTTTTATCACGAAATATTAAGAAGAACTGTAGTTTCCTTTGGGTCTCTTTTTAACAATATTTCTATCAAACACACAAATAACAATGATAACACGGTTAGTGTTATTAAAGTTCCTTTGGCATATGGACCAACACAGAAATTTTTAGCAAGAATTGAGCAATCACCAGACCTCAATAAACCAATTCAAATAAGTTTACCTAGAATGTCATTTGAATTGGTTGGATTGTCATACGATTCATCAAGAAAAGCGACAACTACTCAAACATTTTTAACAACTTCAGTAACCGATAAAACCCAACAAAAAAAGTCATATTTACCAGTTCCATATAATTTAGATTTTGAAGTTAGTATATTCACTAAGTTGAATGATGATATGCTTCAAATTATTGAGCAAATTTTACCATATTTTCAACCAGCTTATACGATGACAATTGACTTAGTAGAACAAATTGGGGAAAAAAGAGATATTCCCGTTGTATTGAATAGTATTTCAATGTCCGATGATTATGAGGGTGACTTTTCTACTAGAAGATCATTAATTTATACTTTGAGATTTACTGCAAAAACATATCTTTTTGGTCCTATTTCTTCTGCTTCTTCGGATGTTATCAGAAGAGTTTCTATTGGACTTATTTCTGGAGATACTACAAAAACTCCAACAAGAGAAATTGTTTACAGTGTTGAACCTAGAGCAACTAAAAATTATACTGGCCAAATAACTACTAATTTATCTGTTGATGTATCCGCAACAGATACATCAATTTCGGTTAATGACTCATCAAATATTAGTAGTAATACTTACATCTACATTGATGAGGAAGAAATGTTAGTGAAATCAAAAACTGGTAATGTTTTAACCGTTGTAAGAGGTGCTGATAAAACTGTTGCATCTGCTCATGTTTTAGGTTCTCCAGTTAAAAAGATAACAGATGCTGATGACGCTCTAATACAAGTGGGAGATGATTTTGGATTTAGTGGTACAATATCATGAAAATGACAAAAAAATTTAAAGACTTAAATGAAACTTTTAATGTTTCTACTGAGATAGTAAAAAATCCAGAAGTAGTTGAAGAAAAAATAGAAACCATTAATAATGCAAATAACGACATAAAAAAAGATTATGAATACACTAGAGGTAACTTGTATTCATTGATTGAGAAAGGTCAAGAAGCAATTAATGGTATTTTAGAATTAGCTCAAGAAAGTGAAATGCCTAGAGCATATGAAGTTGCGGGACAGTTAATTAAAAATGTTGCTGATGCAACAGACAAATTAATGGACTTGCAAAAGAAGATAAAAGATATTGAAGAAGACAAACCAAAAGGTCCAACTACAGTAAATAATGCACTTTTTGTCGGTTCTACTGCAGAATTAGCAAAGTTATTAAAACAACAAAGTTCTGAAGGGTCTCTAGACCAATAAATAGAAAAAATACTATCGGTCGATGTCTAAATTTAAGTCCCATAAAACAGTTGAGCAAATTGCAAAGAAACATCGTCTTGATGTTTCTTTTATACAAAGACAACTTGATATGGGAGAACCAATTGAGCATGAGCATACTAAAGACCACGATCTTGCCCGTGATATTGCTTTACAACATCTCGACGAAATTCCAGATTATTATACTCGTTTGAAAAAAATGGAAGCAGATGCTAAAAAGCACCACAAAAAATTTAAAGATGTTACTGAAGAAGGTCTTCGCGATTGGTTTGGCAAATCCAAATCAAAGGATGGAAAATCTGGATGGGTAAATGTTGTAACTGGTGGAACTTGTGCAAGCGATGAACCAGGTGAGGGAACACCAAAATGTGTTTCTTCATCAAAAAGAGCAAGTATGACTAAAGCACAAAGACTTTCTGCAGCAAGAAGAAAAAAAGCAGCAGATCCAGGTCAGCAGCAAAAAACAGGAGCTGCAAAACCAACATATGTTTCTACAGATAAACCAGAAAAATCTGTTAAAGAAGATTGGTCCGATAAATATAAAAAATCTATAGATTGTGACAACCCTAAAGGATTTTCTCAGAGAGCTCATTGTCAAGGAAGGAAGAAAAAAATGAATGAAGAATCTGATAAAAAAGGAAAAGGTAGTGGAAAAAAGGACGCTTGTTATCATAAAGTAAAATCTAGATATGATGTTTGGCCTAGTGCATATGCATCTGGAGCATTAGTAAAATGCCGTAAAGTTGGTGCTGCAAATTGGGGGACTAAATCAGAAGAAACTGCACATGAAGAAGAAAGATATTGTCCTTTATGTGATAAAAGAGAAACAAGATCTGAATGTTCTTATGGCGAAAAAGCATGGGATAAGGTTTCTGTAAAAGATCAAGAATATTCAATGGCTAGATCTGAACTTAAAAATATTATTGATGCTGCTAAAAGACTTGAAAAGAAGGTAGGTAAAGGTGAAGGATCTTTAGAAGCATGGGTTCAATCAAAGATTACCAAAGCAGCAGATTATATTGATACTGCAGCAGATTATGTTGCAAGTGGAGAAATGGAAGAATCTTTTGGATTTACCATTGATCCGTCATCACATAAAACTGCAAGAAAAAGAGAAAAAATAAGGTCTTTAGCAAAAAGCGGTGTTGGAGGAGAAAAGGAAGTTGCTTCTAAAAAATTGGGTCCAACTCCAGAACTTCCAAAAATTAAAGAACAAACCTTAGTTGATAAAATTACAAATGAATTTGTGGTAGAAAAATGTTGGCCTGGTTATAAAAAGAAAGGTATGAAAACAATGTTTGGAAAGCGTTATCCAAACTGCGTAAAGGCGGAAGATGTAACCATAGAGGATGCTGAAGGGAATACTTTTGCGGAAGTTGTTGATTTAATTCAACCAGAACCAATTAAAGGTTTTAAGACTCAAATAGAAATAGATGAAGCAACAAGACTTCAGGCGCAAACTGGCAATGTGATTGCAGTCACTCTTTCTTGGAGAGGTAAATATTATGCAATGAAGATGTTTTTCCCCCAGGTAAAAATTCCTTCAAGAAAAGAAATTAATAGCGAACTTCAAAAAGTTTATCCGGGATCAATGGTTGTTTACCATTCAGTTTCCGAGATTCAACCAGGACAACCATTAATTCAAGCATTTGGACCTCAGGGAGGCAGTGCAGCAAAACCAGGTCCAAGTAAAAATTATGTAAAAACTATGGGAGAAGAAGTTGAAATTGATGAAGATTGGCAATCAGTAAATCGTAAAGATAAAACTGATGGTCTTAGTCAAAAAGCAGTAAATGCTTATCGTCGTGAGAATCCAGGTTCAAAACTTCAAACTGCAGTAACTGAAAAAAATCCAACAGGAAAAAGAGCGCAGAGGAGAAAAAATTTTTGCAGTCGTATGTCTGGAATGAAAAAAAGATTAACCTCAGCAGAAACCGCAAGGGATCCAGATTCAAGGATCAATAAAGCACTTCGTCGTTGGAATTGTAACTAATAAGTAGAGTTTATTATGTCAAATGATGTTTATCTTGGTAATCCGCTTCTAAAAAAAGCAAATACGCCAATTGAATTTACCCAAGAACAAATTCTTGAATTTGTTAAGTGTAAGGATGACCCAGTTTATTTTGCAAATAATTATGTAAAAATTGTGACCTTGGATCATGGTTTACAAACTTTTAAACCATATCACTTCCAAGAGAAATTAATTAATAATTTCCATAACCACAGATTTAATATCTGTAAGATGCCTAGGCAAACAGGTAAGTCAACTACCGTAGTGTCTTTCCTGCTCCACTATGCGGTGTTTAACGACAATGTTAACATAGGTATCCTTGCAAACAAAGCAGCGACTGCCAGGGAGCTCCTAGATAGGTTACAGACCGCTTATGAAAACTTACCCAAGTGGATGCAGCAAGGAATTATATCTTGGAATAAAGGTTCTCTAGAACTTGAGAATGGTTCCAAGATTTTAGCAGCATCTACATCAGCTTCTGCTGTTCGAGGAATGTCATTTAACATTCTATTCTTGGACGAATTTGCGTTCGTTCCAAATCATATTGCAGACTCATTCTTTGCCTCGGTATATCCAACAATTACTTCTGGTAAACAAACTAAAGTTATTATAGTTTCTACTCCACATGGTATGAATCATTTCTACCGAATGTGGCACGATGCAGAGAAAGGTAAAAATGAATATGTTTTCACTGATGTTCATTGGTCGGAAGTTCCAGGTAGAGACGAAGCATGGAAAGCCCAGACTATTGCAAATACAAGTGAACAACAATTCAAAGTTGAGTTTGAATGTGAATTTTTAGGGTCTGTTGATACTCTTATTGCACCAAGCAAACTGAGATCTTTAGTTTATGATCATCCCAAAACACGTAGTGCTGGGTTGGATGTTTATGTTGATCCAGAAGAAAATCATGATTATTTAATTACTGTTGATGTTGCTAGAGGTGTTGGAAATGATTATTCTGCCTTCACCGTAGTTGATATAACACAATTTCCACATAAAGTTGTTGCAAAATATAGAAACAATGAAATAAAACCAATGCTCTTCCCAAGCATCATTCAGGAAACAGCAGTGGCATATAATAGTGCATATATTTTATGTGAAGTAAATGATGTTGGAGATCAAGTTGCAAGTATTCTTCAATACGATTTAGAATATAATAATTTGCTTATGTGCTCTATGAGAGGTAGAGCGGGTCAAATTGTAGGGCAAGGTTTTTCTGGAAAGAAAACTCAACTAGGCGTTAAGATGTCTAAAACTGTAAAAAAAGTTGGATGTCTTAATTTAAAGACTATGATTGAAGAAAATAAATTATATTTAAATGACTATGAAATAATTAGTGAGCTAACCACTTTTATTCAAAAACATAATTCATTTGAAGCAGAAGAAGGATGCAATGATGACCTTGCAATGTGTTTGGTCATTTATGCCTGGTTGGTTGCTCAAGACTATTTTAAAGAACTTACGGATCAAGATGTAAGAAAAAGACTATATGAAGAACAAAAAAATCAAATTGAACAGGATATGTCGCCTTTTGGGTTTATATCTGATGGTCTAGATAATGAAAGTTTTGTTGACTCGGATGGCGATCGATGGTTCGTAGATGAATATGGGGATAGATCTTACATGTGGGAGTATATGTAAATCAATTTTTTAATAAATATTTTTTAGATAAACTGAGATTACGGAGAAAAACATGGCGACTCCTCAATTGTCTCCCGGTGTAATTACTAGGGAAGTTGATTTAACAGTCGGGAGAGCTGAAAATGTATTAGATAATATTGGTGCAATTGCTGGACCCTTTGCAATCGGACCAGTTGAGCAAGCAATTGATATTAATACCGAACAGGAGTTAATTAGTACTTTCGGCAAACCAATTTCAACTGATGCTCAATATGAATATTGGATGAGTGCTTCATCTTATCTTTCATACGGTGGTATCTTGAAAGATAAGATGAA